AATATACCATTAGTCAAATCAATAAAAAAGTTGGCTACCTTACCTAAACCATCTTGCAGATAAGCAACACCGATTTTTAATACATCACCAATACTACTTACATTGAGCTTTTCTTTTAAGTAGTCGAGGAGTTCAAACAAGCCCCATAAAACCAAACCGACTGCGGCAGCTATTGCAATAAACGGTGCTGCAGCTACTAGTATAGGAGTTAATGCAGTTATCATACTGCTAAAGGTACTGATAATAGCAGGTATAAATGTACCCATCATAAATACTCTAAATATCTTGAGGGCCGTCATTAGTTTACCAACAATCGTAAATAGAGTACCTAGTTTACCTATAATTGCACCGCCAAATTGTAATGCAATACCACCTATGATAGCTCCAACTGTGATTAGATTATCGCCAAGTAGGGAAAGTCCTCCTTCAATATCGCCTGTGAATATTTTAATAATACCATTAAAGACTTCTTTTAATGAATTAAATACTTTACCGAATATCTCGGTAAATTTAGCGGGATCAAAGAATGCTAAAGCGAGAGCTGCAGCACCAGCCAGAAAACCACCGCCACTAGTAATACCCTTAGCAATATCATCAAACTTCTTACTCATATTACTCAATGAGCCGGCCATTTGATGTAAAGTACTATTAGCTTCTTCTTGAAGTTTCTGTGCTTCTCTACGTTTTTCTTCTGATTGAACACCCGCTGCAATTGCCTCTAATTGCTGTCTAGCTAATTCAATACCTATCTGATCACCTTCAGCAATCGAATCTTGTAGGTCTTGAGTAACCATCTCAAAGGTCTCACGTAACATCATAGTGGATTCATCTGATTTAAATCCCATCAGACCTTCTAATGACTTAAGACCGTTTTCAATAGCTAAAGTTGAGGTACTTGCTTCAAGTGTTTTTGTTTGATCTTTAAGTCTGTCCGACAACATAGATAGACTAGCAGATACATTATCTGCCTTCAGATTAGCTTCCATTGTTTGAGCAATGGTATTAGCTTTCTCTTGTAAGCTACTTAATTCAACTAGTCGATTCTGAATCTGCTGATCGGTTTGATTAGGTAAAGATAGTTTTTCGGCAACTGCGGCTAATGCTTGTTCGAGTATAGCAGTTTCTTCTGACGATGCTCGATAAGAGAGTTCTGATAATGTATTAGTTGCTTCGACATACTTTAAAGCCGCCTCAGAACTCTTAGAATTTGATTTAATATCGGCAGAGATTTGAGCTAATAGTTTAATGGATTTTGATTCACCACCCTTATAACCCTCTCTGACTGCTTCTTCTAAACCATTTTTTATTTCTTTATCATTAGCCATTTTGTATTACCTTATTTGCCCATAGCTTCTTTTGCATAGAATGCAGCTACGATTGCAGCAACTGATACAAAGTATGTTGGAGCCATATCACCTAGAGTATTCGCTGCTTGATCTAATCCAAAAAGAGAAGCAATTACGACTGAAGCGGGATATAGTAACATACCGCCGAGTGCAAACCAAGCCATTTTACGTTGTGCATCACGCATTGCATCCGCGTCTTCTAAAGCTTTTCTTTTAAACTCTAAATGCATTTCTAATTCAGCATTAGAAATGATACCATCGCCATTTATATCAGCATCTTCTAATGCTGAACCTGATTCTAATTGCTTACTCATAGATATATCTCCTATTTGTGTGACCTTTTCTGTTGTTGAATTCTTTCGTTTTCTTTCTTAATATAATCATGTAAAAGAGCTACATAGATCTCCCTCTCCCATGGCACCATATTATCCAGTTCAGTCAAACTATATCCATGATGTTGCATCATAGCGAAGTTAGTCTTATAATGGTTCACAAGACTATCATGTGAGAGGGCTACATAAAAAAACTTTGAATACCTTTTAGTTCAAGTTTATTATGTACACTACACTTATCACAATCGAACTCGATGTTATATGCTAATGATGGCATATCAGAAAAGAACTTAGCAATCATAGCAAATTGAGTAGAATTCAAACTGTCTATAAATTCAACTACGTTCTTTCTAGGCTCATCTTTTGTATTATATACATTATCATTATCAAAGATGGTTACAATACAATCTACCATCATATTCATAATACCATCAACCGTTTGTAAATCACCGTCACTATATTTACTCATATCGTCAATTGATGGATAACGCATTACAATACCAATCTCTTTATTGATTCGAATCGTCTTACTCTCATCATCTACCTCAGTAACTTCTACTTCATCCAGATTAATCTCTCTTGGATGTGGATGTGAACACTCGGTACACTTTAATGATACTTCGACATTTTCACCTACTGACTTAGACCGAAGTCTTAGGAAGAGTGATTCAATATCAAACATAGTTAACTTACTGGTATCAATTTTATCATACACGCAAGCTGATATAACATCCTTGAGTGCAGTAACAATTTGTTTCTGATTCTTTGATTCCATAGCAATCATAAGAATCTTTTCTTCTTTTACTAAGTAGGGTCTAAACTCTACTTTTTTATTCATCGACGGAATAACTGTCGAATACTTCGCACTCGTTACAATAGGCAATGCCATGATATACTACTCCTTAATATAAATATTTTAAAATGCTGCTTGAAAAGCAGACAATGTACTGGATACTGGACCTTCTGGTACGTATCGGTCAAATGCAAATGTCACATTGGTTCTTACAAATCCCAAGGCACCTTGAGATAATTCAACTGCAGATATGTTTATGGGAAATGCCTTTTCTAGTTTAACACCATATACTGGCACGTTTTTACTATTTAATTGTTGTATTACAATGTCGGTAGAATAATCTTTCTTATAACCTACTTGATATGTATTTACATCAAATATTGCCGACATCCAGCTCTCTATCATGTTACGCATATAGTAGTCATTAGTTAACAAAAATGACATCGTAACGTCGTCGTCAATAAATGTATACGGGAACTTATTCTGTTGCTTATCGGCCTGATAATCAAATGTACTAATATTACGTGAAGGTATTGAAACCGTTTCACATAAAAGAGAGATATCACGAGGATCACTAATAAAGTTAGCTGGTTTAATTTTATTACCAGATACTAATGAACCGATAAGCGCTTGTGGGTTAATATTCAATAATGATTGTGTCGGTGGTGAGAATATCACATTGAATCGATTCGGTGTTGCAAGACCACCTTTCTTTCCAATCGTAGCTTTTAAGTTATCTATCGTTGACATTATTATTTCACCTGCCTATATTCTTTTGTGGACTGTGCCCATACTGAACGAGAACTCTTCTTCTTAAATTGTTGTACCGGTAAAAATATTGCTGGTTCCCAATCTGTCATAGGTACTTTAGAAAATTGCGACTTTACGTGAGACAATAGATAGTGCTTAAAACAAGGTTTAAATTCTCTATACTTCTGAACTCCGACTAACATATCATAACGTAAACGTTTAAGTCGTGTAGTATCATCTATTTCTTTAGGAGCTAATTTAAATAACTCATTTACCAATCTCGCTCGAGCAATAGGATTTAAGTAGTGTAGATTTAAACCATAGAATCCACCTGGCGCAGGTCCTACCATGATCGTTAAAGGAAATCTATCATAATATGGTAGAGTCTCTTTATACTTAGGATCATAGAAGTACATGTACATCTCACCTGGTAATACTTTTGTAGTTCTAGTGAGTGCGGTATCTGCTAATAATTGCTTACGACTTGGAGTCTGCAATTCTTTTACTTTTTGCATAAACCATTCTTCAGATTCTGGAGTACGAGTCTTAATTCCAGCGCGGAATGCTTGTGCAGATATTGTATCGAATATTGAATTAGCCATATACTTATTTATACCTATCCTTTAAGGAGTTTGATACCTAAACTCTTTAATGTATCTTCAGTCCATACCTCAAACTTCCAATCACGCTTCTCGGCATAGGCCTTAGCATATTGCCATTTGTCGGTATTCTTAATATACGTCGTGACTTCATTGACATATCGCTTTGTGACACGTGCTGGCTTCTTAGGAGCAGTTGTTTCTTTCCTTGGTTTAATCTCAACCAATATTACCTCACCATCCATGCATACTAATAAGTCAACAAAGTATCGATGTACTTTATTATCTAATTGGCACTTATATGGTACAACGACTTCTTCCGAACTCCATCGTGTAATTCTTGGCGACGAATCACACCAGCGAAAAGCATTTCTTTCCCATAAGGACCTATAAGTAACCTTAGTAGGATCACCAGCGTATTTACTAATGTTTTTTACTCTATATTTACCCTTATAAGTCATATAAATACTCTATGATAAGTTTAACTTTAACATATTTATAGGTAGTATTCAATGGCAATATATCGATTTCCAAGTAATCTAGACACCGGTGAGGGAAAGAATCATGTTTCCTTTCAAGTAGTAGATGATACTTCTCCTGAATTTGAAAAGATTCATTTATACGTTCAACAGGGTTTTAATACATCAGATTCGGCTTCATATGGTAATGTAGATCTTGGTGCTATTAATGCATTACAGTCCTTTGCTACAAGTGAAAAATCTTTATCGGGTGATGATGCGACTGTTGCTGGTCTTAAGGTAATTGAAAAATTAACTGGAGAAGCTGGTTTGAATGCAAAGGTTGCACTTGAAAAGAAAATTGCATTTAATCCTCAGACTGCACTTGCATTTGAATCAGTAGGAGTACGTTCATTTAGTTTTGACTTTAAACTAGTACCAGAATCTGAACAAGAGAGTGAAATAGCAAGGGCTATTGAAAACATTTTTCGAAAGTATTTATATCCTAAGAAATCAGGTGAGTTTACATTGAGGTATCCACCCAAATGGCGCATTCGATTTATGTCTGGCGAAAATGATAATAAGTATATGCCGTTTATTCAAGATTGCTACTTAGTTGGTTTTGATGCAACACATAACTCTGAAGGTAACTCTTTCTTTGCAAATGGTGCACCGACAGCCGTCGACATGAAACTTTCGTTTACTGAAACTAAGATTATGACACGAAGTGATTTGTATCCAGACAATGGATATGACTACACGTATTCTAGACCAGAATATGCAACTGCTAGTACTTCAGGGGAGAATTCTTAATCATGGCGTTTTTTAAACAATTCCCTAAAATAGGTTATGACTTTGCTCGTAATGGTATTAGACAAAATATAGTCGATATCTATCGTAATAGTACAATACTGCCATCTACATTAGATAATGCCGTAACATATAGGTATTATGAAATCCGCAATGGCGAACGACCTGATATTGTATCGCAACGCCTGTATGGCTCATCACAATATTATTGGACATTCTTCGTTATAAACGATTTTCTTCATGACGGTTTGGCTGCATGGCCGATGTCACAAGAAGATCTTCATATGTATATGGAACAAGAATACAATGGTTGGGTAATTACGACGAATCCTGAAATCGTAAGAAATACTGATCAGATTATAATCGACTTTAAGAATTCTATTGTAGGTAGATTTGAACTCGGTGAACAGATGGTAGGTTCTATCTCTGGGGCGACTGGTACTCTTACTAAGAAAAATGTAGATATGAATCAATTAGTGATACAAGATACTACTGGTGCCTTTATCGGAAATCCGGCATTGATTAATACTCCTACCGAGCTCGTAATAGGCCAAACATCAGAAGACTCGGTATCTACATATCGTACATATCGATATATTGATGCACCATACTACTATTATGATGAAGGTGATCTTGAGAAACGACCTACTGATAATGGTATATTCATATTAGGTGGTACTCCTGAAAGTAATATAGGTTTTGTATCGAATAGAGATCATCTCTTTGAAATGAATGAATTGCGATCTAAAATTCGTGTTATTGATCCTAATTTTATTGACCAATTCGCAGACTTATACGAGGCCTCAATAAATGCCTAAGACAAGTTCAAGACTATTTGGTAGCAGTGGCAGTGCTGTAACACCTAATTCATATCATGTAGAGTATTTTAGAATCACTACAAATGCTGGATTAGAGATTGATATTAAAGATCTATTACAGAAGTTTGAAATATCAGAGAGCGTGAATGCACCTACACTACAAGCACTGTTTATATTAGCAGATGCTACCAATTTCTTTGAAGATCATAAGCTAAATGGTAATGAAAAAATTAATATGATGGTTGTTAGATCACCTCTAAAAGAAAGCGATCAGAATAAGATTACATTTAAATTAGAACTATATATTGCAGAGATCTTTGGTTATGTACGTAATACTGCTGGTAAACAATTCTATCAGTTCCGTTGTGTATCTCGACACATGTATCATAATCAATTAAAAGTTATACGTAGATCCTTTCAGGGTTCTATTGGTCAGTTAGTAAGTAATATTTGTAAGAATGATTTAAAGATTGATATGCATTTGGTTAATAAGTCTACAAAGAATATCGTGAAAGGCATTTATCCTTCTATACGACCACTACAAACTGTTAATTGGTTAATGCGTAATGCATTCGATCATGGTGCGCAATATTACTTCTATGAAACTGCAAAGGAT